ATAAATCCACCGTCTGCAAATTTTGGAGCGGTTAAAGTTTTGTTTGTGAAAGTTGTAGTTGAAGCTGCTGTAGCAAAATCTGCTGTAGCATCTATAATATCTGGATTAGTGCCATCATTAGCGGTTGCATAAACAATTTTAGTTCCTTTATCAGTAGTGCCCCATGTTACACTGCCTCCCGATCCTGTCACATATTTAAATTGAACTGTGTAAGCACCTGATGAGGAGTTTTTAAGTACATAAAGTTGTTGAACATCTAAAGGAATTGTTACTATAGTATTTTCACCAATTGACCCTGTAAATTCTATAACTCTGTGTGCAACTTGGTTAGTATTACCTGATGTTCCATCTGCTACAGCTAAAGTAGTAGGAGTTGATGTTATAGCTTGTGAAAGATATCCACCGGAAATCTGCTCTATGATATTCCAGTTGGTATTTGTTAATCCTCCCCATAGACCGGCTTTTTCGCCAGTCGTCATAAGTTGAACGCCTAAACCCGTATAAGTTGATGCCATATTTTTCTCCTACGCTGAGTGTTCTATATCCGTATAAGATGTATTCCCTGTTACGGTTTTATTTGTATAAGATGTATTTCCAGTTATGTCAACATCTTTATAACCTAGTGGTGCGACTCCCCCTGAACCTAAAGTACTGGTAACTTCAAAGCCACTAACACCAATCTGCATATCAGTAACAGTCGTAGTTCCTAGAGAACCGGTTATAGAATAACCACTTACTCCAATTTGCATATCATCTATGGCACCTAGACTTCCTAGAGAACCAGTTATAGCATAACCACTTACAACAACTAATGGATTTGAAGTAACTGCTACTGTACCCAGACTCATCGTAGCCTGGTAGCCCGTTGGGAATGTAACCACTTCCTCAGTAATAGTACCTAAACTTGCTGTTATTGCATATCCTGAAACTCCAATTGCCATATCATTTATGGCACCTAAACTTCCTAGAGAAAGGGTTCCTAATAAAGAATCAGAAAGTGTGAATATAAAATCGTAATTTATTTGTGGTGTTCCTAAAGAACCTGTTATTTCGAGACCTGTTAATGGCTCTCCAATTTCTATGTTTACTGTACTCTCTTCTCCCCAAGCATCATTGCCCCAAGTACTTCTACCCCAGCCTTCAAGACCAAGTGCGCCAGTCATTTCCAAACCAGTTAAGGTTACATCGGCTGCATTTTCACCCCAGTTATTATCTCCCCAGGCATCACGGCCCCAACCTTCCGTAGAAGCTGCATAAGCTAAATCGCCTAAAGTTGCTGTGATTGAAAGACCAGTTAATGTAAGATTTACGTCGGACTGTTCGCCCCACGCATTTTGTCCCCAGGTTGTTCCGGATTCTCCCCAAGAGTTAGCCATAAGGATTTACCTCCCTACGACGTTATTCTTATGATTGCGTTGGATGAATCGTTGGCTGGAAATTGAATTGTAAATGTTCCTGAAGAAACTGTTTTATCGCCACCAAAATCAATAGAGCAAACAGCAGCGTTGGTTGTTAGCCCACTAATAGTTGATGAATTATAAATTAAACATCCTCTTGCTGTGAAAGAAGCAGATGTCCATGAGACATCTGAAAAATCTGTATAAGAAGTAACTGTGCTTTTAGCTACTCCGGTATTTGTTAAAGCTTCTCCAGCAGTAGTATAACCACCACCCGATGCAACTTCAGCTGACGTTGTATAAACAGTTGTAGTTGTGCTAAGATCTGCTGAACTTGTGTAAAGAGCTATTTTAAAAGCGCTGCCAGCAGGAGTATCTCCTGAAGCATTAAAGCTATGATAGCCTCCTAATAATTCTTCTTTAAAGGTATTTTGTAATACTGATGCTATTGCCATAAAAATCTCCTTTACGGTGACGGTGAGTTGACAGGTATTCTAACGGTGCCGTCAGTATAGTCGTCTCGTCTTCGTCTACCAATTTGGACTCCTCCAAATTTCTGTACTTCTTGTTTATATTTATTCTCGTATAAAGTCAACATGTCCATAGGACCTTTTAAAAATCCATATGCTTCCACTAAAGTAGCATATAACAGACCTTGTGGGAAGTACTGACTTAAATAAGTTCCAGATGTTTTAGTCACTAAACTTTGAGGTACCATATCGTAATATATTCTATGCATATAATTAGCATCTGGTGTAGGAGCCAGATAGAGACCTCCTGAAGTAGTATCCGAAACTGCTGTGGCTCCTCCAAACATCGCATAATATTTAGGAAATCCTGTTACATCTTGGCCCGTTTGACCTCCTGAAGAACCCGTGGATCTATTGACATATTCACTTAAATAGGTTTGGTCCTTTTTCTGTAACCATTCTCCAGGACCTGTCGTAACTGATGTGCTATTAAAAACTTCTACTCCACGCACAAATACTGTTCCAGTATTTCCTTTGGATCCTTTTCCTGGAACATTTATTGTATTATCATCAACCGCTAGATTTCCTTCACTAACAAATCTATTACTGTCGCTGGGAACATCATAAAAAATTCTAAACTCTGCATTTTCTATAAATCCAGCTAAAATAGCCCCAGTTAATACATTTGAATCTACTTCAGTATAATTTCTAATGTGAGTTTCTAATTCTGAAAGTGTATATCCGGCCATTACTTAATAACCTCCTGACAACTTGGACAACTTTTTTTAAATCTTGTATGTGTCAAACAATGTTGCGGCTTAAGTATTACTACAGGTAAAGCAGTTGCGGTATGTCTCACTTCTTTAATCCTAGAATATCCTAGACTCCTAAAATATTTCCTCCATAATTTTTTTAAATATTTAATCATTACGGTCTATCGTTTACGGGTCCACCGAAAACGAAAAATCCTCCTCCTGTTGCTATACTAGTTGCAGCAGTGATTAAAGTAAAACTAAATTTATTACTAAAAGTCACCGTTGTTCCAGCATCATCTACACGTGTTTCATCAATTTTAGTTATTTCATATGATCCATAAATTTTTGCTCCTGATGTGTGGGCTACCGCTGTTGTTGAAACCGGAGTCTTTCCATCGGAAGGAGCTGCGGTTCCTCGTGTACAGCCAGTTAAAGTGTTTGTGCTTCGGCCAGTATATTGAATTGTTTCGCTCGTAATTCGCCCATATGCAAGAGAAGTGGTATCCGTATTAGTTGATTCAATAACAATATATCCTGCTGTAGGAAAAGCTGATCCATCAGTTAAAACAATAGAAGTATCTGTAGCTGTGATAGTTGTAGCTAAAGTTGTGTTTAATTCAAAAGTAGATACTGCGACTCCCCCGACAGGATCTTTAACTTGATAAAATCTAACTGCATCTCCTGTAGATCGTCCATGGTTCGTTTGTGTTACGGTTACCGTAGTTCCAACTTCTGTTAAAAAAGGATTATCATTCAAAGGAGAAGGAGTAGGTAAAGCTACTCTTGCAGGTCTTGCTCTTTGTAAAGCTTGGGGGTCTGCACTTGTAGGTTTAGGATCCAACTGAGGTTGTTTAGGTTCAAATTCTGAAAAATGAACCCATGCTCCGTTCCATTCTCTTACCATTTCAAGATAAGGAAAGGCTAATCCAGATCTATCTGAAATAGCAAGTGCATGTTTACCTGAAGCAAAAGTAGTCATAATTAAGCATTGGGATAATATACTTTGGGTACAATATAAGTACTAGTAATATCCGCATCCTCCTTCACGGCTCTTGCCAGTTCGTCTTCATAAAAAAGTTTTAATTCTTGTGATCTTTGAGGAGCATTTTTTTGAGATAAATAAAATGCTAGTCCTGCTGTCATACAAGGTACAAACCTGTAAGGGACATTTGTTGCATTAGTATAAGCTCCTGTGTCTTGAATTCTTCGTACATAATATAAATTTAATTTATTTCCATCTTCTGCTGCGCCTGGAGTTAAATATAAAGTTATAAGTGTTCTATCAATAAATCTTTGAACAAAATAAGAAGTGGGAGTTCCTTTTGCTGTTTTGTTAGAGTAACCTTGATACTGGGATCGACTAACTTCGGTCATTGGAGAATCAACACTAGTAGAAGTAATTCTATAATTAACTTCTAAAATATTATCCATTCCAGTCGCATGTTGAGTAACAGCATCGGCCGAACTATGAGTTGCAGCAGTTGTGCTATTAGATCCACGAACACCTCCAGTAAGATTCGCTGCTCCTGTAGCTGCAGATTTTCCTGTATATCTAATTGTTTCAGAGTTAACAGTAATTGTTCCTCCTCCTTGATCAGCACCAGGCATATCTTTGACTTCTGTTAAAGGAATATCGGTAACAGATGCATTAATTCCTGCAGATAAAGTAGTTGTTAATCCGTTAGAGGCTCCGTCTTGAGGAGACCTATAAGTAGTATAGACATTCGTTCCATCTACTAAAGTAAAACCTTGATTAGCTACTTCCCAATAATGAAGTCCTCTATTTCCCCATTCAGAAAATATAATATTTAAAGATCGTTTTGCTGTTTTTAATTGATAACCAGAAACGTTTTGGAGTCCAATACGTTCGTAAGATTCTTCTATAATTTCTTCGATTGGAAGAGTTTTATCGAAAGTGTATGATTGAGAAGTAGTGTTAGCCATCTAACCCTACCCATCATAGAATACTGTTACAGTCGCTACAGCTGATCCAAAATTAACGTATGCTCCTGCATCGAACAATACTCCATTATCAGGAATGTAAGATTCAATAAGTTCAGCTGCTGCTTGCGTTGGAACCGTTAATAAAGTCGTTCCTGTTACAGATGTATTTTTAAATAAAAGATTTCCCGCAGCAGTTCCACTTAAACCTTGAAGTCCTCGAATTCTAGTTCTACCGGCAAACACTGTACCAGTTCCTGTTCCTGTTACACCAGCTGAAACATCTCCTGCTGACGCTGCACTAGTTGTAATTGAAGTGACGGTATTAAAATATCCACTACTGGTTGCTGTACCAGCATTTGCTCCAGTCACTACTTCAGTTTGTGCATCTCCAACAGCATCGGTTCCTACTACTGTGAAAGTTATTCCACTGTCATCACCAGCCGATAAGATGGTAACGAGCTGCCCAATATTATCACCGGATGTATAACTACCCCCAGATGTTAATGCTCCTCCGAGAGTTAAAGTTGTTGCACTTCCAATACTAGCTGCTACAGAAATTCCATCTGCATCTAGTGCATCAACAGCTCCAAAAAATTTCGATTTTACGTCTGATACGTTTGGCATAATTCTATTCTCCTAATTCTCTAAGCTCCCGAAGGAGCTTAGAATAATTTTTTTATTACAGTTCAGTAGCTGCTGTTCTCTCTTTGCCTACAGATAAATAGTCAATAGACATAGTTTTTGCTACAGCTTCACCGTTTTGTATAGTGAAAGATAAAGCAATTTCCTCATCGTCAGGTGCATTTGTATTAACACTAGTACCTACTTGAACATTATTTTTGTAAATATAGAATTTACGATCCTTTGAAGAATAATAAAATCCAAGAGTAGTCCACGTGTCATCAGCCATTGTCCCTGCTGAAGTAGTTGTTGCCGAACTGTCTTTGTTCACTACCAAGCTTACAGTAGTTGAACCATCTGATTTTAGAAAGTAAATACCATCTGTAATCCCAGCAACGGGAGTTGTATCCGTAATATGAAGTCCTACTATCATGTCTGTTTGTGTAGCATCGCTTACTTTAACTCTGCATTTAAAGAAAAAATCTTTTCCTGCTTCATATAAGTACGATTCATAGGGTGCTCCCCATTGTAAAGAATCAAAGTCATCATCTCCAGCTGCGTTGGTTAAAAGAAGAACTCCTCCATCCGCACTTGTTAGTGCTTCAGTAGCAGATCCTGTACCAGCTTCAGTTGTAGTAATGGTCCAATCCCCGGCCGTATATTGATCAAAATCAAGAGTTTGTTGGTGAAACTTAATTGGATCAGGTAGTTTTAATTTACCACCAGAACCAGTAGCCGTTACATTTGTAACGCCTGATGTAAAGTGTGTTGTCATATAATCAGCGCCTCCTAGCGCCAGTCATCCTTCCTAAGTAAAAAATGACCAATTTATGTTTTAGTTAGTCTTAGTAATTAAAATATATATGAAATTTGTAAAAAGTGCAAGGTATCCTTAGGAAAAAAATTGATTTTTGATAGCGCTTAAGTGGCTATCGAAACTTCGGGCTTGGCGTCTTTAATCTGAGTAAGCCGAGTATCTGCATCAAACTCTTGGGCAATGATCTCTCTGATAACATCCTGGATCTGTTTATTGATCTCAATCATTCGGATATTATGCTTTCCTGACTTCAGCTGCTCGTTCTGCCACTCTAGTTCCAAGGACCGTTTTGTAATGTACAGGTCTTCCGTCATCTATAACCTCCTCATAGGTTATCCATTTACCACGGGTAAATCCATTGTTATCGAGCTTTATCTCATTTCTTCCCAGTTTGTCAAGGACTGATTTTTCAATACTTTCTACACTGTCTTCAGCCTGTACGGTGAAATCAGCATGGTAGCTCTCATAATGGATCTGTACTCGGAAGTGTTTCATAAGTATCGCTGTCTTTATAGTCGAAATGAGGCGGTTTTGAGGCCGCCTCATCTCATATTTTTGTCTTAGGTATTACGCACCTTCAACGCCAAATATTCCTCTAGGATCAGATACGCCAAAAACGTATCTTGCTCTAGCTTTATATCTAACATTTCCAGTATCGAAATCGCCTTCCATTTTAGTAGTCAATGGAGCTCTGTCGAAATGTTTCATACCATTAGGGACATCTGTAATAATGTACCAAGAATCAGTATCTGTTAGGTAATTGTTCACTCTATAACCTTGAGGAATCATACCCATAGATTTGATTGCATTGACATCATTGTCAGCAGTTCCAACTCTACCTTGAGATTTCATCAATCTCTCAGCAGTGAACTGATTAGCAGAAGGGACAATCATCTTCACACCTTTAGCAGCAATTTTTAAACCTCTTTCATCAGTTAGCGCAGCAATATCAATTAATGCTTGCTCCAATGAAGTTTCGTTTAAGTCTGCTTGAGTTGTTAGCGTGTTCTTGAAAGAGCCCGCTAATGTAGTGTGTGATGTATTAAACAAAGAAACTGCGTCGCCTGAATCAAAATTATCTATGCTTGGTAGACCTTGATTCAAAGGATATGCACCTTTCACTTGTTTAGTGTTTGCCATCGATCTTGCTAGTGCTTTTGTGTATCTTGAAGCAAGTTTGTCATACAGGTTGTCTTCAATAGCTTCCTCAGTGATCGCAAAAGCGAGAGCAATTGTCTCGTTCGTGTATCTTGCTGTGAAAGTTTCTTGTGCATTGTCATAAGTTACCCCAGATCCTTCTGGTTTAACTGATGCGCTTGCAAAACCTGACAACATAACTTCTTCTTCAAAAGCTCTGTCAGATGATTCAGTCGTATATATTTCAGACGACTGATTTTCGTATTGTTTGTATTCCAGGCCAAATAAAGCATTCAA